TGTCAGGCTACCTATAGCCAACAAGTCTACACACTTGTAAAAGTAATAAGATAACTATACTAGGAAATAAAAGTTAAATTTAAAATTATATAGCGTATTGTTTCACAACGCTATACATTGGGCCAATTAAAAGCCCGGGACGGAAATCATCTCCACCTGCCCAAAGAACAGTTTGGAGTACGCTGTTACCTGAACCAGTAGCATACGTTAGTACGGTGTTAAAAGAACCCCACGTACTATAACCAGGAACTTCAGAGGTATTGGACAAGGCTGGATTTATCAAATAGTTATATTGGGTAATGAAAGACGTTTCCTCTTCAAAACAGTGATTATTATCAGACCCAGTCTTTAAATCCCATGGACACTGGAATTGTGAGCCAGTAGTAGGTGAAGGATTAGCAAATGGTACTGTAGCCCAACACTGATAAAAAGATTGTGCACCAGCTCCAGCACCGATTTGATAAACTTTGTAACGAGAATTACCTCGCACACCAACATACATGTTTAACCATTGGTATGGTTGTGTATCTGTCTCATACAAGTCACTCATAGTGAAGGATTGCGTGATACCATTACCAACATTATTCGTAGAAAAGATCTTTACATATCTCTTCAAAATCATTCGAATATTGTGGAGCGGAGCAATATTGGTCATATGACCACGCTTAGGCACTTGCACTAATGTAGCTGGTGTCGTTCCAATGACAGACCCAGGTGCAGCCATTGCTGCTTGTCCAGAAGCTGGTTGGGGAACGAAATCACCAGTAGCTGATTGTTGTTGAAAAGCTGATTTTGCTACAGGTGGAGAGAAAGGGGAAACGACAGCTTTTCCTTTTCGCTGTTTCTCTTTTTCTTGCTGCAATTTGGCTGCCAAGGATATCACTGGTGCTTGAGCAATCACTTGAGCTGGTCGTAACCAAAAATAGTCAATATCAGTGGATGACATGAAAACTTGAATGTGGATATTATTTGTGGCGCCAACACCAACAATTAAAGGATTTATAACATGCACATACAAAGTTCCTACGGCACACTGATCTAACTCATCAGCAGTTAGTTGTGTTCGATGTGTTGAAGTACACTGCAACATTTGGGTAGTTGCAGGAAATTCAGTTGTGAAATCATACTCTCGTTGACCTTCTTTAAGATCAATAATACGCATGAATTGACAATTGGCTTCATTAGCTGTAGCAGTAACATCGTATTTACCGTACACTATACCGACTCGCAATATTCCAGTTTGGAAGTTTGAAGCTACCAACTTGAAATGAATATTGAATCTGGCTCGCCAATATTGAAACTGTCCTGACAAATAGTCTAGATAAGACTGTGACATAGGATCAGTATCACCAGTTGGAATAGGCCGTATACTGGTGTTAATAGGAGAAGGACAAATTAAAAGACTAAACAATTGGTCTCCCGGCACATTTGATATAGTCCATGGTATCTCATAAATAAACGAAGGTATTCTTGCGATATGTCTAATACTGCACTCATCTTGTTGTCTACCAAAATGCGCTACTTTAGCTGGGCATTGCTCACCAGCAACTAAAGTTAACTTATTTAGATGCTCTATATTAGTATCGTTGTTAAAATACTGCGAATTCTTGAGAGTTATAGGAGGAGGATTTAGAGCAACAAATGGTTTATCCATATTGCTTACATCTAAATTAGCTTCAGCTTGAAGATCTGCACTTTGTTTGTTATCAAACTCATCACCGTGTTGTTCTTGCGCGATGGTAGAATCAGCAACATTCTTTATGACGGTCCACGAATTATGAGTGTTAGAGAAATGATTACCTTGCTGTTCGAAAATTGTGGATTTCGCTGGTTTCAAAACAGTAGCACGATTAGCTTTACGACTCAAAGATAAACTAGTACACGTATCCACAGCAACTGGCAAATAAAACTCCCAACCATCGAAAGACACAATGATTGAGGCATTAACTACAGTACTTCCTCCTGTAGCTACTTGCAATTGATCAAACACGTGAACTCCAAAAATTCCTAATGAGCCATCAATCGAGTCATCACTTGCTGCATTCAAGCGTAAGTAATTTTCAACATGAGAAAAGTTTATAACCATTTCTAGTGGTTGAGGTCTATTAAGATCAATATAACCACATTGCAAATTACTTATTTGGGTTTTATCACCAGTGAAAACTGATGTGAAAACATCTTTAGTTAACATAGGAGCCCAAAACACACACAACATACCTTGATGAAACTGTGAAGCACTGACGATAACTTTAATCTTAACATTACCTCGTCCTAAGTAATTGTTATTGAACGCTTGTTTTTGTTGACAATTAGCTAAAAGATCATTTGGAACATTGTAGATCTTAACGAATGAACCTTCTGCTAACGTAGTTGGTATTTCTAAATTATCTACTACTATCTCTCTACTAACGATATTACTATACGACACTGGTTTCTCCATAATTGGCATAACAATTGGATCACGTCGAGAAACTCCAGAATTCGTACTGTAATTATCATCTATGGATTGCACAATTGAAGGGGTCTCGAATGTAGCACCAAAATGCTTCCCACCCATTGATGGCCTGGGTATAAGACCACCTCGATCACCTTGTTGTACAAAACTACGACTACTATAAGGACAAAAAGTTGAATTATATTTACAAAAATTGGGGACAACTGCAACACATTTAAGTTGCTGGGCGCTTCCCATCCCGTTGGTATGATTCTTAATCATGAGAAGCACGCACTCGTGCGGAGGCTATCACCCACGAAGCAGTGCGTAAAGATGGTGGATAATGTTCATTTTCAATTAGAGCAGAAACATACTCATCAAACGTTGGCAAATAAAACACAGTAGATCCACTCAACAATCTACACATAGCATCACGGTACTCATTAAAGACCATTCTACCTTCGAACATTAAAAACTGTAAGCATGCATCGCAATTAAGTACTGCTTGCTCATATATAGTCCCGTTTTTCACATTAGGAACACGTACCCAGTTTAACATTTCGTCAACTTGAGAACGCGCAAATCGTGGATACGCTATACCAGTTTTAGGATCAATTTGGGTATAAGCCTTAAGATACTCTAAATCACACACATCTTTCTTCACAAACGTCGAACATTTATCACTCGGAGTATACGTAATGCCTAAATCTTTCCACCACTTCGAAATAGTGTTACCGTTGTAATATGGATAAGCGACTTCTGAAACAGATATGATCACATCATCTCCCCAGTCTTTTAAACGCACATGTTTCTTCCATAAAGATGCATAAGTATAACCTGCTAAATCGAGACATTTACTTTGAACAGTACGCAACGGAGTTCCACGTATTAGTTCAATAAAGGCACAAACGTGGAAAAAGTTATTTTTGATACAATTACCAGTACCAGTTAATAACGATCCTGAAATTGTTCCTCCGTGAGTCCGATAAATAGCATCATGCGCTATATGTGTACAATGATTTCGCCATATACTTAATGATCTACGTATATTTTCATGTACCGGAGACCATTGCACATCATTACGCTTGTACCAATTTTCCACAACTCTCAGAAAAGCCTCTTCCGCTTGCGTCGGAGAAACTTTGTCCCATTTGGCTATATCACCGTCAATACCACACTTCCGACCGACTTCGCACATCATTTTATATTGCAAATCCCATTCCATTGACCTGGGATTCAGGCCTACTGAACCATGGTGATCCACATGGTTACGGATATAAAATGCATTAAAAGCTCCGTAATACATCTTTTCCAAGATCAAGATACATACGGGTAAGACGTTAAACAATCGAGTGTTGGAATCAGCTATCTTCTGTAGTTTAAGTTTCTCATCTTTCAAAACATCCGTAGCCCAAGCATCACCTGGTATAATACATTTCGACATCTTCATATGTGCTTCATCCAACCGTCTACGCAATATGCTTCCTGGTTTTATGTGGTGATATCCAGCATCGTCTTTGTCAAACAAAAACTCTTTACCGACTTCACCAGCTTGACGCATTTTGACATAAGGATATCCTGGCGAAGTTGTCATATCTAATTTCTGAAAATACAACTCTCCACCATCAATACCATTAATTGCTTCACTTTCTGTCAAAACACGCGACATGCCTGACTCAAGTCCTGTCAATTCCATGTCACATATATTCACAGCAATGTCTACAACATCACTAGCTACGTGTCCTGAACATTGATAACCATCTATTGCATTATATAGCGGACTGTGCTCAGTTTTATGTCTAGGGTCTTTAGATGACAAAATAGCTGGCTCTTTAACAGGTTTTTGCCATGGTACATCTTCATGTAATACGGCACTCAAGGGTGAAACATCAAACTGAGTCTTGTTCGGCAACTGCACAGCATATGCGTTGGCCACTGCTCCCAAATATTCAACTCCATCTGGAGGGATAAAATTTGCTGCTTTATTCTCTTGAACCCAACTCGGCAAACTTTCTTGCACAAAGGTATTCTCATTAATAAAATAGTTCCAAGCATCATACATCATTTCATATGTTATCATTTCAGCACGATGTATAGTAGAGCCTTTATATTTGCCAGAGTGTGCACCTACAATACAACCATTATCCTTAGAAAAGTCAACTAATGGAAAAGTACACCAGCCACTCACTGCCATAGGAGAGTTATACGCCCAACCACTAAGTAAATAACGATCGTCTACACCCCCAACTGGCGTCTTAATACGCTTAACATTTGTAACACCATTTAAGAAAAG